AGGGTCCGTATGGTTCGCGAGCGCTTCCTTCGCGACGTTGATGTCCGCATACTTTGTCTGGTAATTCTTGATCCGTTCAAGAACACCGCCAATACCGGTCCAGCGTGAGAACACGTAACACACCGGGCAAGGCACTGCCTCACCGCGCTGTGCCAGCTCGTTCTGGAGCTGAAGGATCTCATCGTCCGTAAGACCGCGCTGAAGCTCGACCATGCGCTCAGACATTGCGTTAATGATCGCCTGAGTCTTTCTGCAGATGGTCGTGAAGTCAACCGTCTTATGATACTGGGCGTCGGACTTGTTGGTGATAGCAGAGAACACCTGCGAACCGGCAAACGCCCAAACCATGTCCGCGTCCTTATTCTTGATCATCATATTGACCAAGTCGCGGATGAACGTCTTTTCCTGGTTCGCGTCCTTCTGTTTGATGAACCCACGATTCACCGCCTGGTTAATCATGGCATTGATCTGGGTGCCTTCCAGGTCGTTCGTGGATATCTTGTCAACAGCTTTGCCGTTCTTTGTTACCGTGAACACCCCGTCTTTCCGTTGCATGTCAAGCCCGGCGGAACTCATTATGGTCCGCATAGAAAGACGTGGCTGCCCGTCTTCATTCGGTGCAAGAATTTCTTTATTGTTTTTACGGTTTATCTCATCCTCAATTAATCTCTGCCCAATCTCTTCTTTGAACTCATCACTGCCGGATAATTCATAACTATAGGCGCCAACACTATCATGGTATTCTCCAGTAGAAATAAAACTAGCGATATCTTTAATTAACGTTAAGAAAGCATCTTTATTCTTGCTTAGATAATCAGTGCCAAATCTTAACTCAATAGCGTTTACACTATTATCCGCTATAAATGTGCCTGTTGATCTACCGCGCATTTTTAACAAGATACTAATGTTTTCACCACTTGTTTTATAATTGGCTGCGTGAGCTGAATGATTAGAAATCCGTAGTGTTATATTTCCGTTTGTAAAATACGCACTTTCAGCAGATTCTCTTGTTAATAAACCATGTTTGACTAAAGCACCAATTAAACTACTTGGTGTAACAGGCTTCTTAAAACTATTATCAATTGGTTTATTATTCTTAACACTATCATAAACATCTGAAAGTTTTACAATTGCTTCCTTGACTTTATTGTCTGTATTTGATACGGTACTTATGCCAAGATTTGACGCGGCGGTCATAAACCTATTGGTTAGACCAACGCTTCCTGCTCCGTGAGGAGTCAGGCCCCTAGACAATGGGGTAGCGCCAATCGTCTTGGTCTTTTTATTTTCCAGATTTATATCTCGATCAGACAGGCTATACTTCTCATCCAACCCCAACTGCCGCACCGACTCGTTGTCTTCCGCAAAAGCGGTATCCGCCCACGCGTTATCCAGGGTATCGAATACACGCTGAAGCTGACGCTCGTTAATATATTCATTGCCGTTCGCTTCCGCACCGAATACCTGATGCATACCGAACAGACCGAAAACATCGCAGAGCATCTCTTCCGCCATTTCGTCACGGGAGTATCCCTTCTGCGATTCAGGCGCTGTTTCTATGTACTTGTTCAGAACGGTGTTATATGCATCACCCATAGCGTCCTTCACCATCTGAAGGTACTGCTGATGAGCGTGACCGTTTTCATGATAGGTATATGCGATATCGCTGTCGGTGCCGGTGTAGCGGACCATCGGTGTGCCGTTATAGCATTGACCGTGCATGACATAGTCATCGGAGTCCTTTGTCTGTGTATACAGAACTACACCGTCCTTATTGCCCAGGAAGTTCATGGCAGCGCCCATTGCTCTGCCGTAGGCTTCAGGCACCTTCTCAACCTGGTTGACGCGGAGATTGATGCCGTTCTCACGGTACAGACGTTCAATGTTTTGAGCGCCCTTGCTCTCGTTCTCCGTCCAATGCGCGACAACTCTGCGCGGTTTTACTTCTTGGGTATTCTCAACGATTTCGCTATCGCGTCCGGTGTTAGTCTGCTCTGACGCATTTTCGTTTTGCCGTTCTCCGTTGTTGCGAACTGCACCGTTTTCTGTTGCGGTTTCTGCTGACGCTGGTTCAGCATTTCTTCCATTGTTCTGCTGTAGTCTTCCATTTTCTATTGCCCCCTTGACCTGGTCAATATTGTAGATAGCGTTCTCATACGCGCTGGCAAACGGACCCGTAAATGCGGACCGCGTGGGTGCCTTGTTTGCGTTGACCGCATTGCTGATAGCGGACTCTTCCTCGGTAACATTCTCCGCACCGTTCTCGACTGCTTCGCCCAGCTCGTTGTTCCACATCATCTCAATGATGTCAGGATTCTTTTCAGCGAACTGTGCGATCCGCGTATCATCTCCGCTGTGCTTCGCTTCCAGCATTTCATCCAGCAGATTGAACGTGCGCTTGTCATCGTTCTTCATTGCGGAAACTTTCGCGTCCTCAATCGTATCATCAGGCATATTCTTGATGTACTCTGTATCGGATGCGCTGACTTCCTCGTTCAGCAACTGCTGTTCAAGGTCCGCCAACTGCTGACCGGCTTCCGTTTCCGCTATCTGCGCGGACAGTTCCTGATACTGGTTTGCGGTGTTCTCCACCGCGTCAAGAACTTTCTGCTCCGCTTTGCGTTCTGCTTCCTGAAGCTTTATTTCAGAGATATCTTCCTTATCCTGAATCTGCTGTTGCGCTTCCTGGTATTCCTGCGTTGCTTGCATGAACTGCTGATACAGAGCGGAATGCCCTTCAGGATCGTTCGTCATGCTGGCTGCTTGTTCTGACAGATTTGTCAGATTTTCAAGCATTGCGGACAGACGTTTCTGATTCTGCGTCTGCTGTTCCTGGAACTGCTTGACCAGCACCTGATGGTTGCCGGACTCATTCTCCACAAGTGTTTTCAGAGAACGTGCAAGACGCTGACCTTCCTTCGTGCCGATGAACCCATAGTCATCTGCCATTTGGTCCATGAGGTTGATAAGGTCAGTCTGCGCTTCCTCGGACAGTCCTGACTTCATGACCGCGTTGGTGTACTCTACGCGGAACTTGCCCATCTCCCCAGTCTTGCCAAAGAAATTGGTTCCGCCATTTTTGCCAAGCAGATCCCTTGTCAATTGTTTGCCAAGTTTAACGTTCGCTCTGTCGGCAAATCTGCCTGACCGTGCGAACCTGGCAGCCTGACCGGCAGCACCGAAACCAAGACCTGAAACCATTCCGCCAAGTCCCGCCATACCGACACGCTTCAGTATTCCAGGTACGGTGAAATCATTGTCTTCCAGCGTTATGGCTTCAGCAATAATGTTGATGACCTCGGAAGCAATTTCCTCGGAACCTTCCGTAATCATCTGCTTGCAGACTTCGCGCAGTACTTGTTTCAGGTTTCCGGCATCCTTTGCAGCCAGCAAGGATTCAAGAGAAACCTTTTCCGTGATGTACTCCGCGAACCCAGCAACAACACCAAGCGTGACCGCTTCACGTGTTGTGGCACCGTTCTCTAACTGCTCAAGTATCGTACTGTCACAAGCACTCAATCCCGCAATGGCAAGACCCGCACCGCCTAATGGCATACGCGCTGCCGTATCCAGCATAGACATTCCGCTGTCATAAAGGAATGAGTATATCTGTCCGGTTGTCACACCAGGCAGTATGGACTGATCGGAGTTATTGAGGATGATGTCCTCGGATACAGCACTTCTGACAGTCTGTGACGCGGATGTCATGTACCCAGCGTACACCATGTCAACGGCATTGCCGTATCCGGTTCCGGCAGAACTCAGGACGTTGCCAAGACCTTCAACCGCGCCAAGCACGTTCATGCCTACAGAAAGCATGGACGCACCGACAGCGTCTTGCTGTGCCATTGCTTCAAACTTTTCTTTCCGCTCTTGTGTGGAGCGGTACTTCAGGACGGTTTCAAGGTCCTTGAAATATGCGTTGAACGCTTCCTCGCCCTGAGATGCTGCCATATTGGCTCCCGCTATCTCTTCAGCGGTAGCAAGCTTCAGCAGTTTACCAGCACGTCCCGCCTGACCAGTCAGCGCCTTGTAATTGTGCGTTGCCTTACTGCTCCACTTTGACGTATCCGCAATCTGATCCGTTCCGCCATTCTCCGCCAGGAAGGCATTCACATTCTGAAGCGAACGTCCGGCAGTATCTGTAAGCGTCAGTTTGTCTTCAAGTTCATTATGACGTGCAATCAGTTCCTTGTTATCTTCGGTTTCACGGTAGGTGCCGTCAGGCAGTCTGTATCCCGCAAGTTTGATATTGAGGTCAACAAGCTCCGCTTCAATGTCATCGGTGGATTCAACGTTCCGAACATTCAGAAGTTTCTGCGTATCTTCCGCACGGTCCTTCTCGTTCTTTTCCGCATTGACCGCGTCCAACTGCGCGACTATATCCGCGCGTTGCTGGGTGAGTTCCTTCATCCGTGCGGTATTCGGATTCCACCCTGAAGCGCCAAGACGTGCGATTTCCGCATCAATCTGCCGTATCTGCTGTGTGAGCGTCAACTGCTGTCCCTGAATCTTCTGATCTTCAAGAGCGCTGGTAACTTCCGCTTGCTGTTCAGGCGGAAGACTTGCGATGTACTCTGCCTGGGATTTCTCAATCAGGCCGTTGTACTCGGTCATGAGATCCGTTACGGTGAAAGCGTGAGGATTCTGCTTGCCGTTCTTCTGCGCGGATGCAAAGTACTCGTTGCTTCCAGGCACGATTTCGTCTTCGGTGCCGGCCTTGTAATTGAAGTTTCCGATTATCTCCTGATACTTTTCAGGGTCCGACTCATAGACGCTGGCGATGACCTCGCGCCAAGTATCTTCCGTGACCTCGTTGGGGTCCATGCCGTTTATCTGCTGATAGACAGCGTTGCGGAAATCGTTCTCGGCAGTCAGGTACTTCTTTTCGGTTTCGTACTCTTCCTTCTGCTTCTGAATGTTTGCGTTGTAATCGTTGACCGCTTCGGAATAGAGGTCATTGAACACGGACGAGTAAGGCAGACCGTTCTCATACAGCCATTTGTCATACGGATCGTTCTGATTGTACTTACCCTTCAGATACTCCGGCATCTCGCCAGCGTTCTGCGCGTAGATTTCTCCGCCCGTGTAATCATAGTAGTTCTTATCACCGAAATACTTGTCACGGTACTTCTGTCGGACAGCGTCAAGAATCTCATCGTTCAAGGAATTGCGGAAATCGTCAAACGCATTGTCTTGTTTTGAACGTGAACCACGGATGGCCTTGTATGCATTCAGATCGTCATCGTTCTTCCAGGACGCGAAATCATTGGAATACTTATTGGTGCTTTTCCAGTTTGCGTATTCCTTGCCGTACTTATCATACGTATCGTTGTCCATGTAGTAGTAACTGCCGTTGGAACGGGCAGACCTACCGTTGCCGGACTTGATATTCTTATATAAGTTCAGCTCGTCCTGGTTCATCCAACTGCTGAAACCGTCAGAATATTTGCCCGTCTTCTTCCAGTTCTTGTACTCGTCATCGTACTTCTTGAACGTATCTTCCGACATGGACCGTGTACTTTTCCTGACCGGCTGTGAAGACGGAGCGGATGAACTGCCCGTGCTTGGCTTGTTTTGAATAATTGGTTTCGGCATTTATTTACTCCTGGCGCTTAACGCGCTAATTATTACTGATACAATCCTACGTTTACGTTTCTCGGCTGTCCTGAACCACCGGAAGAAACTCCCCTTCTCCTATACGGTGTTGTCTGATCTCCATTTTCCCTAGTTCTTGGTTTGGTGCTGGTACTGGGTGTGCCGGTGTTGCCGGTGTTACCAAAATCGCCAAGATCCTCAGGGGCTTCATCATCAGGCGAACCTGGACTTCCTCTGCGTCCGTAACCACCGCCACCGCCTGAACTGCCGTAGACCTTGCCGTACAGACTCTGTGCGAGTCCAAGTGCTCTGTCACGTGCGCTGTTTTCAGCGGACAGCGTCAGCTCATCCTGAGCGTTCAGCCGATTCAACAACGCGGAATACAAGGCAGCATTGTAGTCGGACTCAATGCCCTGAATATCAGACGCTTCCGCATTCATGTTGCGGTTCTTGACATCGGTTACATAGGTACTGCTTCCAACACCTCTGCTGGACGCGTCTGCGTCAATGGCTGCCCTATTGGAAGCAGCGTCCCGTTTTCTCTGCGCGATCTGCTTGTCATAGCTCGGACGCATCGCCCTGGAAAGTGTATCCTTCAGAGTAGACGCGGACTGCGGAGTGTATGACGGTCTGTACTGCGCGTACAGTTTGTTGTACAGATCGTTAAAGTTCTGTACCACTTTCTGATTTGCCATCTCTTTTCTCCTTTAAGAAAGATTGTTTACTCGTTCAATCAATTCAACGAGCTTGTTGTATAGTTCGCGTGTGTTCTGATTGAGGTTGTTCTCATTCATACTGGCAGCGTTATCGTAGTCTTCGTTCGTTGTCATCTCGGCTTCCTGGTGCCTTGAAAAGTACACGGGAAGCATTGTGGAAGGTAGATCAATCATGTTCCGTCCTCTTTCGCTTCATAACGTAGTGTGAGTCCGCCTTCAACCTCAAACCATCCACCGGCAACATTCTGCAACCGCAGACCAATAGCGCGCCCTTCGTACCTCAACGGTATGCGGATGATATCGCCTTGTTTCGCTGGCATGGCATAGGTTTCATGCTGGACATAGGGACCGGCCTTGATGTCAATCAATGCCTTGTCACCCTTTCCGCGCAGATATAACCACTTGACGTGTTTAGTCACCGAACGTGCCTGAAGGTCCGTAAACGGAGTATTCCAGTACGCGTAAATGGGATTCTCCACTACTTCACCGTCTTCATAACCGGCATATGTGTGGCATTCCTTATCCCATTGGTAAATGAATCTGTCGGAGTTAATCATGTAGATGATGCCGTTGTATGAGCAGACATCCGTCAATTTGAATCCGTTGCGGATCAGATGAACGCGTTCCTTTTGGTCATAGACTATAAGCGTATCGTCTTCAGAACCGGCACCGACACGGCATGAAAAATACAGTCTGTCGCGGTTTTCACATGACTTGCAGTTTTCCAGGTTGACCGTTTCAAGCAATCCCTGAATCTGACGCGCGGTAGGTGAAAGATGGGCAGTCTGCCCGTCATGATAGTACATACCAGCGCGTGTGATCCAAAACGGAACGTCACCGTTCGCGATGATGGATGAATTGGTGGTCATCTCCATGTCCTTATTGACACGGGTGATCGCGTAGTTTGACGGACGGTCACCGATCAATCTCCACACGGACGCTTCCTTGAATATCAGAAGCTGATTACTCAACGCGACCAAGGCCACTATAGGTTCAGAGGATGTGTTACCGACTTCGGTATGTCCGCCACTTGAAAGCTCGGAAGCATCATCCATTGACCAGTCCTCAATCGTGCGGACATCGCCTGGCGGTTGTGACCAGTACAGACGGGACGGATGCTCAGGGTCCCCAGCGCACATGAGTCTGTTGTAGTAGAGATCCATGTAGGTTACGGGGATATCGGATATCCCGCCACGCACAAGCACAACGTCACCGACTACTGGCGCGTCTTTCCTGGAAATAACTTCCTTGAACGTGACCTTGGTGGAGATGTTCACATCAGGGTCAAGCGGGTCCGCATTCTGCTCTATCTTGTCCACGTTAGACGTTATGTAGTCCACGTACAGACCGACATTCCTGCAACGCTCTTCCCATTCTGTCGGAATCGCGGGTGTTGTTGTGATGGATTCAATGCCGTACTTCACGTCAGACTCTGCCGGTTCCGCCTTGGAACCCTTGCCCAGTTTCAGGAACACGCGCACCCCAGCGGTCCACACGGGAACCGCACCGAACGCGTATTCCGTTCCGTCAATCTCCACGCTCAACTTGGATATCGTCTGATGCACCGTGGACGGCACAAAGGAAACATACGTACCATACGCATATGACCATCCGCCAGGCATTGTCAGCGTGTACTTGCCGACATAATCCGCAACGGAATAGGACTCCGTTACCGCGTCTGCTACAACGGTGCTGAATCCGCCAAACGTTGTGTTCAGCCTGACCAGAGCAATATCATTAACTCCCCAAAACGTTACGTTGTTGATCGTATAATCCGTACCGTTAATCTTGATCTTCAAACCAGTAACACTACTGGCAATCGCGGTCAGGTTCGTAAATCCGACCCAACAGTCATCTGAATACGTCCAGTCGTCAGGTACGTCATTCAATGTAATGGTTATTGTAGTAGTACCCGCATGACCACCGTCCGTCATCATCGTGACCTTGGTTTCCACCACGGCAGCGCTTCCATACAATGAAACAACCACCGTATCTCCGGCTGCCCATATCGGAATGAATGTCAGTTCATAGAGCTGATTGTCTATCCGTATACGGCACTTATTCAGGGTGTTCATATCAGCGGGAATGTCAAACGCTATCTTGCACCCTTCGGTGTATGTCCAGCCGTTTGGCATGACGAGCGTGAACAGTCCAGTCCGCGTCATGGTGGATCCGTTGCTCTCGGATGCAGCCGTTGTTGAATCCAATGTGACGATGACGGTTTCTCCGGCATCCCATACTGGGAGTGAAGCCAGCGTGTATGTGTTGGAACTTATCTTGATTTGAATCGTGGTAGCGCCCGTTATCTCTTCAGGCACCTGGAACTTGACCGCTGCCCCCGCTGAATAAGACCATCCGCCAGGCATCGTCAGAGTAATGGCTCCGACACCGCCAGTCAGGGTGTATACCGCTTTTGTGGCGGATGTGGCGGACGTTGCAAGGGACGCTATCGTTTCAGAGTAGGTAGTCAGCGTTGCCTTTTCCGCATTGTATGTCATCGCGGTGATGGCACCGTTATATACATAATCACTCGTTCCGAACACCTCGGCAGCGTTCGCTTCCGCCTTGCCGTTCCACTTTACGATCTGCGTCTGACCGTTGGATATCAGAAGATAGTCATCATTCTTTATCTTGCATTCCACGAAATCCCACTTGCGGGATGTGACGTTGATCTCTGACCACTTGACCGTGATGGTATCGCCTGATACAAGATTCTCGTCCTTAACTACGATCCCATACGTCAGAGGATTGACATTATTGCCGAACAGTTTCCAATTAGACCCGTCATATGTGAACGTATACGTTCCAAATGATGCAGCAACCATGTAGGCAGTCTTATCAAACAAGACATCCTTTTCCGTAGTGATTCTGACATCATTCAATAATCCAGCGGTCCCGTAGTCCATGATGACTACCCATTTTGAACCGTCCCACGCAAAGATGTAATTGCCAGCGCACACGATGAACTTATCCGCGCTCAATGTGTGCCAGTAGTACATACGCAGGATATCGCCAACGGTAACTCCGTTGACCTTTTCAGGCACTCTGCTGTTAGGGAAAGATTCAGGGTTGAACGTGTGGCGGAATCCGTATCCGACTGTCAGGTTGCCCATGTCGGTTATCATGTTCGCACCGTCAGCAGTCATGCCAGGGTCAAGTCTGTTCTCGTTTTGTGACTGGTCAAGACCACGGAAGTATTCAATCGTGTAGTCTTTCAGCATGATTACCACCCCGTGTTCGTGAAGTTATATACGTCTGTTTCTCCGTGGTTCTTTCTTGCCCTTCGCAGACCTTGCGAGTAGATCTGATAGAAAGCGTCCGCCCTTCTCTGCATCGTTGGGTCAAGCGTGATGTGCTGTGAATAGACGATATACGGCACCAAAAGGGAATGAAGATAGATCGGAATCCCTGGTACATCAATATCATTGCTTATTCTTGGCGGAACATACCGATACTCAACATCCACATTCCCTTCCGTGCCTACCGTTATCTCATCGGATGCCGGACCCGTTGTGAATGAGATAGACGAGCCGTTTTTTCTGACATCTACGATCTTTACGCATTGCGCGGACAAATCGTCCAAACGCAGAATGCCGTTCGTGACCGGCACGTCCGTATCTGTTTTACGCAGATTCAGGTATTTAGCAATGTCTTCCGCTCCGTCATTCAGATACATGACGAGCTTATCCTTCCATGCTTCCATGCTCTGCGCGTCTGTTTCAAACCCAAGCGATACCATTGCCTGAGTCACGATATCGTATAATGTCATGTGTTACTCCTTACTTACATACTTCTGCCGGACCACTTCTTCAGCCGGTCCACAACTGCTTTCTGCATACGGTCCTGAGTTCTCATGTTCTCAATGATGCGGTAGATCGTTTCAGGAACTTCCACCTGGACACCGCGCGGGACCGCATAATGTACACCGTTCACGCAGAACCGGAGAGTCTTGTCACCATTCGGTACTTCAGGAAGGATGACCATGTACTTTTTCTGCTCCGCGATCTGCTTGGAAGTATCCACGGTGATTTTGTTCATCTCTTGTTCAGACAGTACTTTCGGTGCTTCTTCAGTTTTCTTTTTAGCCATAATTGCTCCTTTCAAGATGCGACAAAAAGGGACCCGTTGAAGGGTCCCAATTCGTCAATAAGATGTGCTATTTGTTCAGGATACGCAATGCTCAATCCTGAGAATCCAGTCCTCATTGAGGATGACGGCAGCGTAGGAATCGCACTTGCAAGCCACGGTAATGCGCTGGTCAAGCGGGTCCGTTGTGCTTCCTTCGTTGTGGATGATGGTATGCATATTGCCGGAACCACCGATGTCAACAACACCGTAAGCGTCTTCACCGAACACCAGGGTGCCGTGTACGTCAGCTTCGGCCTTCGTGCTTGCATTGGGTTTCGCAGCGTCATCAGTCCAAACGATATCATTCGCAGAAAGCGATGCAGCAGCAGACAGAGTGACCGTCTTGGTGGAAGCGTCAAATCCCGCGACTGTGTACTCCGTGGAAGCAACATAGAACTTGTTGCCGGCAACGGAGAAGTATTCGATCTCGGACTCGGACGGAGTGTTCTTCAGAACGAACGTTGTCGAGGATGATGTGTTCGCATTGACCGCGTTCAGAACGCTCTGTTTGAAGACCTTCGCTTCGGTGGACTCAACAAAGATGACACCGAACAGTTTGCCGATTTCACCGCTGAAGATCTGCTCACCGTACTGGTATTTGCTCACGTCCTGCCACATGGAGTCGGACTGGAGATCATAGACGCTGTCCGGTGAAACAATGGCAATGAAGTAATCCTTGCCATTCCTCTTGAACGGGCGGGCTTTGTTTTTCTTCAGGGAGCGGACCGCTTTACGGATCTCAACGGTTGTCAGTTTGTCCGTGGCTTCAAGAAGGTTACGGGAAGCCTTTCCGCCAGCATACTGAATCGTGGTACCGCTTGCCATAGCATCGCGGGTAATCCAGTCCAGCGCGGTGCCGACTTGCTCACCAAGAATGTCGGTGGAGCCGGTCATGACGTTGTCATAGGAAGTACGTTTCAGCCAATCGGATACTTCAACGAAAGCACCGTAAGCTTTGCACTTCACCGTGACGTGCGACTGGGCAAGGGACTGCCCGTCAGGAGTGACACCTTCAACCAGTCCAGGAATGACCTTCTTCGGATCAAACAGCGTCCATCTGCGGAACTCGGCATTGTCACCGGCGCCGTTGGGGATCGTCCGTTTCTGACCGAACTGTGCGTGTTTGAGCTGGGTTTTCGCGTTGACAAGAAGGTTCTTGTCATAGTAGGTTTTGTTCAAATACGTCTGCGGAGCAGCAGTATTAACAGTTGTCTGCGTATTATAATTCGTAGGCATAATCGTTCTCCATTAATAGTAGTTTTTTCTGCGCTCTTTCTCTTTCAGGAAATCCTCATCGGAAACCTTCGTCCAGTCGGTGCGCGGAGAAACTCTCTGCTGGGGTTTCATGCTCTGCGGAAGGGACTTGCCAGCGCGGACCTTTTCCGCGACATCGTACTCCGCCTGACTCGCACGTTGATTTGCCATGTATACCTGAATCGCGTAACGCGCTGGCATCGGCTCATCAACCTGGTTGCCGTTCTCATCAAACCCAGTCAGAAGACGGATGAACTCAGGATCGTTGTATGCTTTCTGCTCGTTGAATCCTCTCGGCTTCTTCGCTTCCAGCACTTCACGGTATATCGCTTCCACCTCGTCTTCAGGTTCCGGCTCGGACTGGCGCTGATTCTTCAGTTCCTGAATGTCTTGCAGAACGGACAGCGCAACACCGTCCCGCTTGCTCACCGCGCGGTTGAAATTGTCTATCGCTTTCTTCCCCGCGTCTGCTTTGCTCAAAGTAGAATCCTGACGCATCAGATCGTCAATCATCATTCGCCCAAGTTTATACGCATCGTCAGATTCATACCTCTGTTTGATACGCGCTTTCTCGGAGCGGATCGCTCTGCTGATACGCATCTTGTCAGACTGTTGCGGATCATCTGACCCTTCCGGACCACCGTTCTCGTCATCAGTCTGCTGCGGTTCTCCTTCGCCAACCGCGTCAGCATTGTTGTCAGCGCTGACCTGACTTTCAGAAGGACCGAACGAAAATACCGTTGCCGGTTTTACCTCTTCAACGGGTGCTTCGCTCGGCTGTTCCGTCTGAACTACAGCCGTTTTTTCTTCCATAGACCCCTTTCATTCTGCCGTTGCGGACGCAGACTCCGATAATTACTGCCGTTTACGGACGCAGACTCCGAATTGTATTTAACCCACCTGGTTGGCACTTCTGTCAGCGTCCTGACCATTGCCAGCCAGTTGTGCTAATGCTTCTTCCATTTCCGCTTGCTCCGCTTGAGCTTGCTGTTGTGCCATCATCTGCTGTTCCATCTCAGGACCGGCAGCCGTTGCGACTTTGTTCAGCAACGCTTCCTTACCTTCAAACTCCATCAGTTCCACGGCCTGAGTCGGCTGAATGATGCCCAACTGCACCATCTGCAACACCAGTTCGTTCTGTGCCGTGGTTGCCCAGCGGTTTTCTTTTTCTATTTTGATTGAGATCATAAACTCAATCGGAACGCTGTTCCCCAGCGCAGTCTGCCGTTCCATGATGGAAGACTGGAACTCCGCCTGGACTTGCTGTCCGTCAATCGTCAGAGTCAACTGACGCGGAAGCGTATTGAACTCGCGCTCCATCTCTATCTCATAGCGCACCAACTGCTTGTATGACTCCATCTTCGTCATACAAATCATGCGGATACGCTTGTTTGCCATTTCCTGAAGCGCCATGATGGAAGACGCTGCCGTGACACCTGACGTGGTGTTTCCGCGTGAGAAATCGTTTGAACCGCTCTCTTCCTTCACGCGCCCACGGATCACATCGCCCTGGCTCAGGATGTAGGACGGCAACGGTGGATTTGCAAACCACGTGATGCCGTTCACGTTGTCACCTTCGTGTACGTTCTTTGACCAGTCCGCAAGGTCCTCGGTATCGAAACCGGAACTCTCGTTCACAAGGATCTTATTCCGCGCGGACATGGCAGCGTTCTTCATGATGACGCTGTCAAGCCTATCGGAGTCCTCTTGTGCCTGACCGAAATAGTCAGGAATGCCGTATCCCAGCGGGGAGTTCTTCCTGCGGTACAACGTGCTGATGACAAACGGATACTCCCCAAGCTTGAAGTAACCGTCAGGCTTCTCGTCCCTGGAATCGTCCAGTAACTGACCACCGGCAATGTGTGCCATATGCACAACCCAATGTCCGTCCTTGCCGTCCTTCCCTTCCGCCATAAACTGCTTGAACCACACCTCAATCATCAGTATGGACTTGTTGTTGTCATACTGAAGTTCGTGGTCCTTTTCAAGGCTGAAGGAATCCGCCTGGAACTGACCGGCAAGGGACGGATACCGCTGGTTCAGCCATTCCACGGTGACGGGACTCATTTTGAATATCGCCCGTCCCAACTGAATATCCAGCACCTGAGGATCTACCAGCACGGTGTGATTGTCAACGTTACGGATAAACGCTCCGCCAAGGCCGTGGTTCAGTTCAGGGTCATAACCGACTTCCTCGCAACACCATCCGCCCACCAGCATATCGTGACAACTTTTCATGTATTCTTCACGATAGTTGGCGCTGTCATGGTTTTGCCTGACCAAGGCTCCGATGACCTCTGCCACCGCCTGGTCCTCAGGCGCTTCAGGACGAATGATCGCTTGCGGGTAGTTATCCGCCATGTCTGCTTTCAGGTTCTCAACCGTAGACATGATGACGGGTGTGACCGGCTTGTTATCATTCTCGTTATCGGTGGAGTTCATGTTCTCCCAATGTCGCGCTTGATACAACGCTTCATTTTCGTTCAGTCGCGTCCACTCGCTGGTGTAGGCGGAGCGGAACTCGTCAAACAGCGTGGTTGCTGCCGTGACGAACTCTTCTCCAGTCAGATCCGCCAGCACCTGGCTCACTTCATCTGCCATTCTTCTTTCTCCGTTTCTTGTTCATTTCAAGGGGATCGTCCCACCAAACGTAATCTTGTTCTTTCTTCTGCTTACCCGGTGACGGACGCGACATCAGACCGTAGCGGAACATCTCGCACCAATGGTCCGGCAGACCGTCCGCAACGTCTTCAGAGTTTTTATCGTCATATATCATCAGCGGTATCGTTTCAATCAATTTCAGGCAGTTCTTGAACACCTGAACATACGGTTTCCCGTCAGGCGATACCGCAAGGTTCTCTCTCACACGGTTCCAGCCGATAACACGCGAGTTATCCGCTTTGAGCAACGGCACACCGTTACGCGCGAATGTTTCCGCTATGCTCTCTCCTTCTATGTCAGACTGACCGCGCCTTTGCCACATATCAGGCGATGCCACCGTATACGCGATATGCTCCCCTTCCGACAGCTCCACAATACGTTTTGCCACATCGCGTGACAGCGTTTCCTGCATCGTCAGTTCTCTGTACAGATAAATGTGCTGGTCAGGACCCACCGCGAACCAGCCGATAGCGCACGGATCATTGAACCCCCAGTCCATCGCTCTGAACCGCTTCCAGTCATGCGGTATCGTGAAGGGTTCTATAACGTGCTTATCGCGGTCCCACTCGGTGAAGTACTGTCCCTTGTACACATCCCAACTGCCGTAGAGTAATGCTTTCTTTTCCTCTTCAGGCAGATTCTCCAAGCGGTTCACGTAATCAGGGTCCGCTTGCAGTAAGAACGTATTGTCCTGGACTTTTGCCGGAATGAAGCGCCTTGTACCTCTCGGTGTTTGTATGGTGGTATCAGGCGGAGCAATGTCGATGAACCGCGCTTTCACGAAACCGTGACCAACGTTGCCAGGGTTCGTTGAGGACTTCATCTGCTTTGGGTACGGGTTCGCACCCCTTAAACGGGACATCATGTACACGTACATGAACTCCGTGAAATGCGTCAGCTCATCAAAACGAATCACATCGTACTGGGCGCTCTGATACTGCGTCAGACCGGCACCTTCATCGGAAATATAACCGAAATCTATGATGGAGCCGTTGATGAACGTGTACGTGTGCTTGGAAGCGTTGTACTCGCAGAGATCCTTGCGGTATAAATCACGCGACTCGCGGATAAGGGACTTCTCCAGGTCAGGGAACGTCCGCCTTAATATGAGCTGTCTGCTTTTCTTGTACTTCAGAGCGTACAGATATGCGTCAATCAACTGTCCGTATGACTTCCCGCCACCGGCAGCACCACCGTACAAGACCTCGTCTTCCGTGGCTTCGATGAACGCTTTCTGACGCTTGGTTATCTGAAGATTGATAGGGTCCATCAGTCAACCACCTTGATACTGATATCCAGTTCCTTCTCCGCGCCCACCAGCACTTCCTCTTTCGGCTTCTGCCCTGAAGAATCACGCAAGCTCTCCCAAGCGCGGACATCTCCTTCCTTGGCGCGTTGTAGCAAAGCAGCCATTATCTCGCGGACATTGTCCTCGTCCAGGCACTCCAAAACTATCTCGCGGAGCGGACGGTATTTCTTCTGCACCTCTTGCGATTTCTTACCGGCTTTCCTCGCTGTTTCCTCGTTGAACGGGTGACCGCTCTTCAGATTATCCATTGATGCCTGACTCATCTTCCGCTTTGCCACATCTTCACACCGCCCTTAAATCACAACAGTCTTCCTTATTCGGATTAACGTGTTCCTTCCAATATTCATAATGCTCCGTACAGTCCTCGCACACCGTGATCCGCTTTTTCAGCGGTTCCAGCAACCGCAACTTCTCATCCAGTTCCATGTGACGGTACCCACCTTCCGCATGGGTCCACCGCGAGTAATCCAGGTCAAACCACTTCTGTATCCAATGATTGACTCTCAGGAACTCCACCACCATCTTCTCGCACCGCACGTCATTGATAACGAACGTATCTACGAACGTATCTATATACGGACTCAGGCGGAACTGAACATCAACTCCGGCATCATACAGAGTTTCTATCGCTCTTATCCGCTCTGACGGTACACTTGCCTTTTCATATGTCAGACTCCGCGCATCATCCGTTGTGGTGACCGTTATCTGAACATGGGCAAGGCATTTGTCAAGGATCTCCACGTATTCAGGGTCCGCCACCATTGCGGACTTTGTAACAATCAAATAAGGCACCCGCTGTTCGTTGAGTGCCTTGATGGTTTCATATGTGACGCGCCTTGTCTTTTCTATAGGCTGAAAGCAGTCCGTCATTCCGCCCAGGCGGATGACCTCTTTCGGTATTCGCTTCACTTTTCTGCGGATCTTCTCTACGTCCGCGCTTGCCGGTTCTTCAGGATTCCACAATCCTCTGAACGAAAGCAGACTCTTTGCATAACAGTACTTACAGTCATGTGAGCAGCCACACCCGTATGTATCCAGCCTGGTTGAATGCTTGCACTTTGAACCTTCGTTTCCGCCCACCGTCTTATAGAACGATTTGTACTCCATAATCCCCCTTTATGATTGAAATAAAGATCACTTCTTGCATCATTTAGTACAAAAAAGAAAAGGGACGGCATCCACCGCCCCTTAACGAAAGGAGGTTTGTACACAATGAGCTGAAGCGGAATCTCTAGCTCTGCACACTATTATTTTATTCCTTGAAAAGTATTAAAACGTATTGTCTTTATATCTGCCAAGACATGAACAAAGGAACGGAATAACACCGTTCCTTTTATTCATCAGGCACTTCCAAAGGTATCTTGCATGACGGACAGAATGAAAAGTTTCCAGGATACCGCAACAAGAACATCCGATGACATTCAGGGCATATGATGGTATCGTAGGTCATCTCGGACGGTTTCGGTTCCCTTGCGAACGGTTCACACCGTGGCTTCAGAATCCAAAAGCGTACATCTTCTGCTGTCAGACTCATTTGCTCACCCCCGTCAGATTCCGCACCGCAACCTGATGTATCGTCTTGCAATGCGGTACGGAATAGTGTGCTTTCCGCGATACTTCCCGCCATGACAATCTCCGCCCATTTCTGACTGACAAATACCGCAACCGCATAATCAGCGCTTGCTGGCACGGCAACCGTTCCACTTCTCCGGCAACGCGCTGTTCCAGTTCCAGCATCTCAACCAACTGCCGTCCAAGTTCCTCTTCCAGTCCTTCAAGCTTCACCATGTACTCTGCCATCTTATCTGAATGAGAACTTGCCCTTGGCATTCCGCTCAGGTCCCGCGTCAGGCCTTCCGCTTTTCTGCGGAGATCCGCTATGCGCTCTTCCCCGCTCTGAATGACCGTATCGTAATATCGTAACCGCTTCAAATCTTCAAGCGTTATCATCCGTCTTCCTTTCCCGCATGGCATCCAGGAACGCATTGAATGATTCCAATTGCTTCACGTGTTCCGGCTTCTGAATGCCCTGACGCTTTATCTGATGTTCCGTCAAAACGCGGACCGTATCCCTTTTCTTCTCCTGATGATCCGCGTTCCACACCGCCATGTCTTCCGTTGGGCGGATGTTCCCTTTATACTTCCTCATACTCTTCCTCTCCGTCATAGAGGACGCAAGCGTCCGACTTTGGGTCCGTGTATTTCTTGTCGCCGTAAATCAACTCATTGTTTCGGCTGCCCCGCCAGCATTGATTACTGCAATGCCACTCTCGGTAGTATCTGCATTCCTCGCACCGATGCCCCGTGGCTTTTCTTACACCCAACTCATACGATTCCATGTCCGCTCCCTTCCCAAGCTTCTGTCCGCACTCAGAACAATAGTTTTGTCCTACGATGTACTGCACACCGCATCCAGGACAGTAATGCTTTTGATATCCCCAATGGTCAATATGGTTTTTTATACCCCTTCTGATATAGTCCATACGGATAACCGGCTCCTTATACCCTATCGGTTATAACTTTCGTGCTATCTTTTCTCAAAAATAAAGCGCGAAAGTAATGCGATTTTTCACCACTTTGTCGCATTATTTGCAACCATTAGGTGAGAATTTCATCGAAAGTTGCATTTTTCTCTGCTACCAAGTGAGAATCTCATTCGCTTCTCCTCTCTCCCCACGAACAAAATGCGTCCATGTCTGTGTGTTCGCATCCACCATGCGAATAGTCATATCGGCTAAAATCAAATCTATTCTTGCAAGTTGCACACTTCGGTTCGCTCATTCGTTTCTCCTTTCAAACACAGCCTTGACCACGTTTAGAATGAACGATTGTTCAGATCCGTTTATGTCTATTTTTCTGTCTGTTACGGCATCACGTGTGTTGGTTGCTGTCTCCATCGTCTGTGGAAGATGTATGACGATTCGATTTTTATCCTTGTCATAAATCAGATAATATCCGTCACCGTCTATCATTCGCTTCTCCTCTCTCCGTAACTACAATAGTCATCGGATCTGACAGAATAATCGTTGATATCACACCATCCGCTTTTATCTGTGTTGACCTTTGCTCTTTCTCCATTGAACGATATAAAGTGTTTGCAATCCTTACAACGCACAACCTCAACGTATTTACTATCTTCCATCCAACACTCTTTGCAAACATCACCGACCTTGCGTGGCTCTACTGTCGGCTCTTTCTCAATGCCGTCTATGACCTTATTGATAACCTCGTATTCGGTTTCGTGCTTTCCGTCTGTCATAGAGCCGAATTGCCAATCAGACAAATGCCTACACAATGCATCCGCATCAATCAGCCTCATCTTATCCCTCCTTTTTATACCCCATCGGGTTCAATTCGCATGGTTTCAACCGCATTTATACCCGCTCGGTTATATTCCTGCGGAAATACGCAGTTTTTTCGCGAAAGTGAAAAATTTGCATTTCTGCGAAATGTTTGCAGTTAAGTGACTTCTGCGTTCATTCGCTTCTCCTCTCTGCGCTTCCTCGGCTTGATGGTGCTCATAATCGTTTTCGCAATCGTACCAACAATCAAACCAATCGAAATGCATATCGAACGCTTTAGCGTAAAACTTACGTTCCGGACAATCTTTGCAGATTGCACGATGTTCCTCTGGTGTCATTCGCTTCTCCTCTCTCCCCACGAACAAAATGCGTCTATGTCTGTCGGCTGTGACCACACACCGCACATATAATAGTTGCTGTTATCATCATCGTCATGTACTGTGCATTGCCACTTGCAATCCTTGCACCGCACCACAGAAGACGGAATGTCGGACAGCCTTTTCGTGACTCTCATAAATTCATCGTTCGTTATCTCTTCCAACAGAATGCCAACAACGTCTGAAGCCTTGTACATTTTTTCGTTCATTCGCTTCTCCTCATTTCTACTTACTAATCCTTCGCTCTATTCCTCGCATTCAGTATCCAATGCATAAGTACAATAAACGTGTTCTTCTCTCCCGCAAGTCTGTTACCATATCTGCCATTCTTAATCATCTCAACGCATTTCGGGCAATACAAGGCACTACCGATACTGTCCCAACCACTCTTGATAATCTGGACTGCGTTATCAACTGTGTTCTCCATTTCCTCACGCTTCCCACAGTTAGAACATTGAATATCAACTTTGACCTTCATCACGTTTCTCCCCGTATCCACAATAGTGCGATGGTCGCTTTGCTTGTTCTACATTGTTCTCTGCTTTGCAGAACGGTATATCTGAACCAAACAATTTCCGTATCTCTGCGTACTTACAATCTATGCATCGAACAACAGGAATCCACCCGTCTTTATTCTCCATTCCGCAAGAATATCCGTTATTGAACGCTTCACGAACATCTTGTTCTGTAAATGGATACTCTATATCTTGCCCTTCTATGCACGAAAGAACTTCACCATAAGAAACATCGTCACAGAAAGAGCATCCCGTCTTTGTCTGCGTTTCTTCTAACAACAGATTCAAATCCTCAATCAACGCATCCGCATCAATCAGTCTCATATCTTCCCCTCCTCGATGTACTTCTGTTCCTGCTCGTTCAGGTCGAGGAACAGATCCTTGAAGTCATCGTTCGTTACAGATCTCTGGTCAAACTCTCTCTTCCGCGAAAGCGG